GCCGCCTGGTGCTGGATACCATGTATCGAGGAGCCGGCATCGCCTACAAGATGCAGAACCTCATGATGAGGATGACCTCGTGCTCGGTGATCGAGTTCCAGTCATCCATGTCTAAGTTCAATCCGTTCGCAGCCAAGGCTGGGATCAGGTTTACAAAGCCCAAGCGGTCAGCAAACTACACCAAAGGCATGGAGTTCTTCCGCCGCTGGTTCGAATGCAACCCATCCGACTTTGTGGGTGTGATGAGTGAGATCGCCGCGATGAAGCCGGCCGTGCGTGAGAAGTGTGTGGCTGAGATGCGGAAGTTCTACTACGCATGCTCGGCACTGGAGAAAACAGGAAACGCCCGCTTCAAGGGTGTGGAACGTTCGGAGACGATGGACGTGGGCTATCTGCTGAAGTCGCTCCAACAACTTACATTAGCCAGCCCGCTCTATGGGGTTTATCTGAATCCAGATGCAACGGGCAAGAACGAGAAATCGAAGTTACCCGCAAGGCTGCCGATTTTGGCATTTGATTACCAACCTATCGACGAGCCGCTCGACATATCCAAGCTGCCTGACGAATACAAGATGAGCGTGAATGATGCACCTAACGACTAAACAACTCGAACTTCTAAAAGTCATTGGCGACGCTAACGAAGATGGCTCCCCAACCGACCTCGACCAGTTACTCGAGAGGCTGACTTACAAGCCTTCGAAACAGTCGATTCAGTTCTCAATCCGCGCACTGGTGAATCATGGCTTGATTAAAAAAGGCGATTCCGAGAAGCGTCGGAGCCGCGTGAGAGCCATCATTGAACTCACCGAGATGGGTCGTTCCGTAACAGGTAAGAAGAAAACGTCTTACTTAGAGCCGGAATCCGAAGAAATCATGGATGAACTCACCGAGATTTTCGAAGATTTAACCTGATTGGGAGTTTTGGGAAAGTCTCGGGGATTTTTCTCTCAACGTATATTAAATATATATGAAAACTACTAATAACTTAAATACTGTATATGCGGAAGCGAGTTCTGGGGATTCGGGAGAAACCTATGCGGAAATCTCAGTCGACGAGTTGGCAATCGACCTCGGCAAAAAGCTAGGCAAGCGAGTTGAGATTCAAGACGGCTTGGTAAAGGTATGGGAAAACGATTGCATTCCCGATGAGACAAATTGGAAATCATTGAGCGATGAAGAACTATTGCGATTAGTCGGATTAGTGAATGTGGAGGAGTTAGAAACAAATGAGTAGACTTTTAGGCGTATTTCTGTTAGATTCCGACGCTACAGTCTTCTCCTATGGGCGTCTTCTCCAGCGCCCTTTTTTTTTGACAAGCAAGGTTGAACAAAATTGACTGATAAGAAAAAACCAGTCGCAACGAAAGCGAAATCGAAGCGAATGACCCCACGTCAATGGGCTGAAGCTGAAGCGCTATGGGAAAGTGGCGAGATCACTCTGCCTCAGCTCATGAAGCGGTTTGGTAAAACCTCGAAAACATTCACCGATCACTTTGAAAAGCGTGGCATCAAGAAAGGTGCTGGCGCCAAAGAGCACGCCGAGAAAGTCAAAGAGGAAGTTACCAAGGCATCAGTCGAGGACGCAACCATCATCGCCGCTCGAATCAAAGAGACCAAGGAAGAGCACTACAAGATGGCGAGTGGTCTGGCCAAGCTCACCTGGACGGAGATTCTCAAAGCCAAACAAGACGGTGTACCAGTCGGTGTCGCACTGACCAACCTCAAAGCCTTAGATACCGCCATGACGGTGCTCAAGAAGGCTCGAGAAGAGCGTTACGCTGTTCTCGGTCTGGATCGTACCGATTCAGTGGATGAAAACGAAGTTCCAGAGTTAGTCATTAGTGAGCTAACTGCGGAGCAGATTGAGTCACTTCAGGCTCGCAGTTTCAACGAGATCGACGAGCTGGACGACATGCAAGTCGTTGACGCAACCGTTGAAGACGATGTGGTGGTGGAGGGCTAGTGGCGCTTAAAGCCCACATCAGTCTCCACGCCAAGCAGATGGAGGTCTACCGATCATCAGCCCGTTATCGGGTGGTGGTTGCCGGCCGACGCTGGGGTAAAACCGCCTTATCTCGCGTTTTAATGATTAAGAACGCCCAGAAAGCCAAGCAGAAGATTTGGTATATCGCGCCGACATACCGCATGGCGAAACAGATTATGTGGGTCGACTTGATGGATGCAATCCCGAGAAAGTGGATTCGCAAGATCAACGAGACGAGCATGGTGATTACGCTCATCAACGGCTCTCGCATCGAGCTGAAGGGCGCCGACAAGCCAGACTCACTTCGCGGTGTCGGTATCCACTTTCTTGTTCTGGACGAGTTTCAGGACATGACCGAAGAAACCTGGACGCTAGTTTTGCGCCCAACCCTGGCAGACACCCAAGGTAGCGCCTTATTCATTGGCACACCAAAGGCATACAACTACCTATACGAGCTGTACAAGAAGGGTCAGATCGCCCGCAAGATGGGTCGCAACGAGTGGGAGTCATGGCAGTTCCCGACGATCACGTCACCATTCATTCCCGCCAGCGAGATCGAAGCCGCCAAGCAAGACATGGACGAAAAGTCGTTCCGTCAGGAGTTCGAAGCCAGCTTTGAAACCATGTCTGGACGGGTCTACTACCCATTTGACCGTACACAGCACGTTGGCAAGCTCGCTTTCAATCCCAAGTTACCTATCTGGGTCGGTATGGACTTCAACATCGACCCAATGTCGACAGTGGTCTACCAGCCTCAAGAAAATGGCGAGCTGTGGGCAATCGACGAGATCGTGCTGTTCGGCTCCAATACCGAAGAAGTGTGTGAAGAGCTGGAGAAGCGGTTTTGGCGCAATCAGAAACAAATCGTCATGTACCCCGACCCCGCAGGCGGTCAAAGACAGCACGCTCGAGGCGAGACCGATATGGACATTCTTCGTGAGAAGGGGTTCGAACGCATCAAATACCGTCGAAAACACCCGCTGGTCGCTGATCGCGTGAACGCTGTCAACCGCATGCTTAAAGACGCAAATGGCAAGGTCAGGCTACGTATTGACGAGAAATGTAAGCATTTTATCAATGCTTTAGAACAAACTATTTACAAAAAAGGTACAAGAGAAGTAGATAAGACCGCAGGCGTCGAACACTCAGCAGACGCGGGCGGATATTGCATCGAATTGGAATTCCCAGTTCGTAAAATTGAAATTGGTGGCTTGTCAAGATAATCGCTTGACTAAGTCACTACTGACGTATAAGATAGGAGCCCTATGTCGAACTTCCAAATTAAACCAGGCGAATCATTCTCCGTTGACCCGGCAAGTCCGATGGCCGGCTCTTCTGTCATGCCTACGACAGACGATCAAAAGCGCCTTCGCGCACTGATTGACCGTCGCCATCCCGAATATGCTGAAAACGTTGAGCATTGGGACTTCTTGGAAGATACCTACGAAGGTGGGCGCGAGTGGTTCGATGAGAACACATTCCGCTACATCAAAGAGGGCGATCAGGAATATGCGGATCGACTCGCACGAGCTTATCGTTTCAACCATTCACGCGAAGTCGTGGATCTGTTGAACAAATACTTATTCAAGCAAAATATTCAACGCAACACCGATGACGCTCCAGATGCCGTCAAGCGGTTTTGGGACAAATCGACTCGCAACGGCCTTGGCATCAAGGATTTCGTTCGTCAGGTGTCCAAGAAAGCATCCATCTACGGTCGTATCGGCATCGTGGTCGACACAAGCTCTCGAGGTGGCCCAGTCATCTCAAAGGCTGATGAGCGCAATGCTGGCTTCAGAACCTACGCCTACATCGTTACGCCAGAGCAATTGCTCGACTACGCCTTCGACGACGAGGGTGAGCTGATCTGGGTATTGGTGGAAGAGTGCGTTCGTGATGACGCAGATCCATTGACCTCGAGCGGCGAAGAGCAAGAGCGCTTCCGTCTGTGGACAAAAGACGGTTGGCAGCTCTACCAGGAGTTCAAAGAAGGCCGTCGCAAGGTGGTTAAGCTGATCGACTCAGGAATTCACGACCTCGGTGTAGTGCCAGTCATCCTTGCCGACAACATCATTACGGACGAAGATTACTGTGCTCCTTCACTCATTGGTGACATAGCGTACCTCGACCGAGCAGTAGCAAACTACCTCTCCAACCTGGATGCAATCATTCAGGATCAGACGTTCTCACAGTTGGCTATGCCAGCTCAGAACATTCTGCCAGGCGAGGACAATTACACGAAGTTAACGGAGATGGGCACTAAGCGCATCTTCTTGTACGACGGCGAGTCAAACACTCAGCCGTTTTACTTATCACCCGACGTTAAACAGGTAGAGATCATCTTGGCGGTCGTTAACAAGATCATCGGTGAAATCTACCACACTGTCGGATTAGCTGGCGAGCGTACTAAGCAGGACAACGCTGTCGGCATCGATAACTCAAGCGGTGTAGCTAAGGCTTACGACTTTGAGCGAGTGAATGCTCTGTTGGCGGCTAAAGCAGACAGCCTTGAAGTTATCGAAAACAAACTTGTTCGTCTTGTAGCCTTGTGGAACAGCGAAGAGTCAAAAGTAGAAACAAACCTTGTTTCCTACCCAGACGACTTCGATACACGCGGCTTGTACGACGAATTTGACATCGCGGCCCGCCTCATGCTGATTGATGCACCAGAGACAGTGCGTCAGGAACAGATGAAGTCGGTACTCGATAAACTCTTCCCTCAGATTGGTTCAGCTAAACGAGCCGAGATGGAGAAAGAGCTGAAAGACTGGCCAGGTACGCCTGAGCAGTCAGTAACGGGCGATCCATTAGCAAAGAAACCCGCAACTGGCAGCGCTGAGAGCAAGCAAGGTCAAAACAACAAAGACGCCACAACAGCTTAAGGCAGATTTGTTGTTGTAACAAAGTAGTAACCGATTGGCAAAGAGAATTGCCGACGGCTTTTTAAACTTAAGGCCAAGAGACTGGCTCGAAAGGAAACAATATGTTAATCAAACGACAATTCGCAATGCGCGGCTATCATGAACAACAAAACGGTGATGGTGGTGACGGCGGTGGTTCAGGCAGTGGAGATGACGAGGCTGCAAAAGCGGCAGCGGCAAAAGCAGTAGCAGACGCAGAGGCGGCAGCCAAGAAAGCGGCAGATGACGCTGAAGCGGCCAAGAAAGCGGCAGGCGACGGTGGTGGCGGTGCGCCCAAAAAGATGACGGACGAAGAAGCACGTCTTCTAAAAGAGAACATGAAGAAGAAGGAAGCATTGGACAAAGCCAGTGCAGAGTTGATTAAAGCGAAGGAAGCACTCAAGGCATTCGAGGGTGTAGACGCTGAAGAAGTCAGACGCCTTCTTTCAGAGAAGAAAACAGCCGAAGAGAAACAGCTCGAAGCCAAAGGTGAGTGGGATCGCTTAAAGACCCGCATGGCCGAAGAACACGGCAAAGAAGTCAAGTCGCTTCAAGAGCAGTTAGAAGCTCTTCAGGGTCAACTGGGTCAAACCAAAGGCCAGATGAATGAGCTGACGATCGGAAGCCAATTCTCTCAATCCAAGTTCATTTCAGAAGAGCTGACTTTGACGCCGGCCAAGGCTCGCGTCATCTATGGCGATCACTTCGACTACGAAGACGGCAAAGTTGTGGGCTACGACAAGCCTCGCGGCAGTGCCAACCGTACCGCAATGATTGACCAGTACGGAAATAACATTGCATTCGAGGATGCACTTCGCAAGATTGTTGACGCTGACCCTGAGAAGGATCATCTGCTCAAGAGCAAGGTAAAGCCTGGCGCTGGATCAGCATCTACAAAGCCAACTGGTACATCAAAACCAGAAGGCCCTGCTGATGGATTGTCCAAGATTGCAGGTGGATTAAAGGGTTTGAAGTTCTAACACGGTTTTATTGTTAAAATAAGTCACTGATGACTTGCGTTTTATGCCATTATATGATAAAGTGCGGGCTTAAATCGGTGACTTAGAGCGACGTAAGAGCCGAACTGCGTTGTTTTCAATCATTCGAAAGGATTAAAAAATGGCTCTTCTTAAGACCGAAGCCGAGAAGCTAAGTAACAACCAATTAGTTTCAGGCGTAATTGACCAAATCATCGAGCGTGATGACTTGTTTTCCGTTTTGCCTTTCGTAGGCGTTAACGGCAAGGCTTACGTTTACAACCGCGAAAACGCTTTAGGCGGTGCGGCTTTCCTCGACCCTAACGATTCAGTTAGCGAGAGCGCGGCTACATTCACTGAAGTTGTTGCCAAGCTCCGTATTTTAGCTGGTGACGTTGACGTGGATAAATTCCTCCAAACAACAATGGGCGACACAAATGACCAGATGGCCATTCAAATCGCTAAGAAAGCCAAAGCTGTTGCTCGTGCTTTCCATCAAACATTGGCTACTGGCGACACAGGCACAAACGCTAAAGCGTTCGATGGCTTGCCAACTTTAGCCGCCGCCGCTCCTAGCACACAGAACTTGTCTGCTGGCGCAAACGGTAATGCATTGACATTGTCCATGCTCGACGAGTTATGCGACGCTGTTCCTAACGGTGCTGACGTAATCGTTATGCGTCGTGGCACAATCCGCGCTTTCCGTGGCTTGCTCCGCGCTACATACGGTACAGACGCCGTAATGCAACAGTTAGAGAACTTCGGTCGTCCAATGCTCACACATAATGGCATTCCTGTCATCATGAACGAGTTCTTGGCCGCTGACGAAGATCAAGGCACAGCACTCGATACAACTTCTGTTTACGCTTTACGCTTGAACGAGTTGGATGGCTTGCATGGCTTGTACGGTGGCGACAATGCCGGTATCGTTGTTGAAAACATCGGTACAGTGCAGAACAAGGATGCAACACGTATCCGTTTGAAGTGGTATACAGGTTTGGCACTCAAATCTAGCCGCTCAATCGCACGCTTAAAGGGTGTTACAAACGTATAAGTTGCATTTAAGTCAGGACTGACTTAGAATGGGCGGGTTCACAAGACCCGCCCTTTTTCTATTGAAGGAAAGCATTTATGAAGATCAAGATCGTACAAGAAGGCTATGAGAGCTTTACAGGCAATCTTGGGGATATTCAGTTTGCAGGCGGATTTTCCGTAACGAACGTAGATGCTGACACTGCCGCTGGTATTGCCGCGATCTATGAAGTGGAGTTGGTTGGTGCTGATGCGCCAGTCATTGAATCAACAGGAGAATAGAAATGAAGCTACGACTTACACAATCAGGTTTTGAAAAGTACACAGGCCAAATGGGTGTGGTGATGTTCAAGGATGGGCTCAGTGAAACTGAAGTTCTACCCATTGACGGTATCCGCATCGCCGCCGCTATCGGTGCGACCTGGGAAGACGGCTCTGCCGCCAACGTAGGCCAAATGTACTTGAACAACATGGACGCGCCGGCCTTTGTAGGCACGGGCGGTGAAGGCATCAATGCGATGTCGATGCCAATCGAGGGGGCAGAACAACAAGGAGGCGACAAGCCCTCCGCAGGAAACACACGATACACACGCAAGCAACTCGAGGCGGTCGCTGATAAGTCAGGGATCGTGGGATTACGAGAGATTGCGGAGACATTGAAGGTAAAGGGCACTTCGATTGTCGGTTTGATTGAAACGATTTTAAAGGCCCAAGATAACCAGAAAGCGGAATAGTTATGTCACTGCCTGTCTACCTCACCTCAACGGAAGTCAAGCTCACAGTCGACCTGACTGATGGAGCAGGCAACGCCATCAACGCTAACACAGCTCAGTACAGAGTCCGAGATCAGGATGACGTGGAGCTTGTAGCGCTGACAGCCGTTCCCGATTTCATTGCGGGAGATCCACAGGCGGTCATCACCATTCCAGCGATCAAGAACGTCGTGGGTAGCGCCAACACCCGCGAGATCCGCTCAGTCGAGCTGATTTGCGTGACCGATGACTTCACTGTCTCGATCAATAAAAGCTACGCCATTGAGCTGAGTACGCCACTTGTGACTGGGGTGAACTCGTTCCAGTCATACGACCAGGCGCTCCTGACCGCTCTGGACATGCCAAAGACCGACGCATGGGACTCAGCATCGGAAGATGAGAAGGTGGCCGCATTGATCGATGCACGCCGTCACATCATCCAGTTGAACTTCAACCTGCTGAACTCCAACGTGAACTTCGGCCAAGACTCCTTGCAGTACGTTCCAGAAGGCTCTTACGAGTCCAGCTACGTAGCTCGCAACAGCCTGTTCATCTTCAACGGCAACCTCGAGATCCTCAAGGCAGACCAGTTCGTGAAGTTGCCCGATCGCTTCAAGAAGTCGTTACGCCTGGCTCAAGTCGCTGAGGCCGATCACATCTTGGGCGGTAACACAATGGACAGCAAACGCCAGGGTGGAATCATCGAAGAGCGTATCGGCGAGTCCGCACAGAAATACCGCGATACCAAGCCAATCGAGTTGCCAGTCTGCCGCAGGGCTTTGAGCTACCTGAGTTACTACGTTTCATTCGCCAAGCGCGTTGGAAGAGCAGGGTAATGGTCAACGAGTTTGCTGACCGCCTCAAGAGCGAGTACGAGCTGTACTTGTTCGCCTTGACGGGTCGTTACCTGTCAACGATGGCGCCTGGCATCGAAGTGACCCCATCGGTCGTCTCAGACTTCAAACGAGCCGCCGCACCCCTTCGATTGAGCTTTCTCGCAACTGCAAAGCAGACAATTGACGAATACACCAGCAAGAACCCATCAGAAACGGCCCAGACACGCGCCGCGACGCTCGAAGCTGACCTAGCTCGTATTTCGCTGGAAAACGTCTCTACGCTCGTTCTGGCGATGAAGGGCTTACAGCAAGTCATGTTCGCCAGCATCAAGGATGCGGGTGGTGCAATGGGCCTTGCACTGCAAAAGAAACTCAGCAACCCCGAGTTCAAGGTGACGAGCATGGGCGGTCGCAAGTACGCCGCACTCAGATACCTCTACACACAAGCCCGTCATTTCGCTTATTTGACTCAGATCGAGGCAAGACTGGCTCAAATGGCCGCTGACTCTGACCTGGCTCAAGTGGCTTACTCAGACCCAGCTCATGCCGGTAACGGCACCCAATTCTCCATTTCAGGGACTACCAAGGGCTACCCAAGCTATGCGTCGCTGATCGATACCGTCTTTCATTACAACTCTTCAGCGATGGTGGCTTCTCATGTTTAAACCAAACCTCAACTGCACGATTCAGACCTCATCGGGCAAGACGGATGTTTATGGTCAGCCGACATTGGGCGCCCGATACAACGAGCGCTGTGCCGTCGTGACACTCAATATCACTTCAGTTAAATCATCGGTTAGAGCAGATACCGCCGCATCCAACGGGAATGCGCGAGAGCTTCAATCAGATGCCAATATCCTTCTTACAGCGTCTACAAGGGCTGAAATTGATGATGTGATCGAACTTCAGGGTTTGAAGCTACTGATTATGTCCAAACTTCCTCGATTTAGCGTTGAAGGCGTTTTAGACCATTACGAAATCACCGCAAACGTTCGGAAATAATCATGGACTTGATACCTGTAGCTAACCGACTGGAATCCGCCGCATTGGGCGAGATGGGTAAGACGATCTTCGTTCATTTCATGCCGATCGATGTCACCGAAGGCATCCTTTTACGCAACCCGTTCAGCGGAACCCAGATCGACTATGAGCTACCTGGCTATTTCAAGACCCAGTTCACCGTGATCGTTCGAGTGCCAAGCTCCAAGATCGAGAATGGAATCGCTCTCATGAACGATGTAATGGCCGCATTGACCTTCTATGACGAGCAAGTCGAGGGTATGACGGTCAAGTACTTTCGCCCTTGCCATAAGCCGCTGACCTATCAGGTATCAGACGGTGGCTACGTTGAAATGATGGTTCGCATCGACGCTGTATTCACGGAGTAATCGTGGGACTCTCAGTCAGCGGAGTCGAGGAGCTGAAGTTCATCCTTCAGAAAGCCTCATCGGAAGCCCCAAAGCACATCTTTGAGCAAATGAAGCGCGAGGGCAAGAAGATGCAACAGCTCGCCAGAATGATGGCTCCCGTCGACATGGGCAACCTCGAGGACGCGATCACGCTGTCTACCGAAGGCGGTGGCCGTGACATGCGAGGCCGTTTCATGTCCAAAGTGGTGGCAGTCTTCATCGACATGAACCAGCCCGTACCAGAACGACCAGGCCATGTAGTTGGCGAATACGCCTACGAAATGCACGAACACCTCACCCCAATGGGGCCAAAAAAGCTGGGCAAAAAATCCGTAGCCAAGCAATCTGGACAGAGCGAACAGGTCGGGGGTGGTTTCATGGAACGTGCCGCAGAGCAAATAGAGGCAGGTTTAATGTCAAGACTCATCGATATAGCCAGAACATACCTATAAACCTAGACTTTTGCTTGGTTTTGTGTTACAGTCCTGCCACCGGAACAGTCATTAATGACACAATAATCACCTCTTTGCAAAGGAGTTTCACATGGCTTCAGATACACGTAACGTCAAACTAGGCGTTTGTAAGGTTTTATTCGACGGCGTAGACTTGGGATACACCCAGGGCGGCGTTGAAGTTACAGTTAAGACAGATACCCGTAAAGTAAACGTCGATCAGTTCGGCAAGACAACAATCAACGAATACATCCTCGGTCGTGACGTTATGGCTAAAGTACCTTTGGCTGAGACAACTTTGGACAACTTGGTTGCGATCATGCCTGGCGCATCGCTCGTAAGCACTGGTGGTACTGCCGCTACTGGTACTATCACAATTGCCACATTACCTACGACTGGTGACACAATCACAGTTAACGGTAAGACAATCACTTTCAAGACAACTGCCGCCGCCGCTGATGAAGTAACGATTGGTGCTACACCAGCCGCTACAGCGACAAACTTGGCAGCTGTATTGAATGCATCTACAGACGCTAAGATCGCCGCCGCCCAGTACGTTGCCGCAGCCGCAGTAGTAACAGTGACTTATGGCAATAGCATCAGCGATGGTAGTGGTAAAGGCGTTGAAGGTAATTCATTCACATTAGCTACCGGCACTGCTGGCGTTAAAGTGACTGTATCTGGCGCAACCTTGTCTGGCGGTGCAGAGCCTACAGCCGAGTCCGTTTCTGTTATTACAGCGATTGGTACTGACCTCTTGGCAACAGCGAAAGAATTGCGCTTGCATCCTTCAGCTAAGGCTGATGATGACAAGTCTGAGGACTTCGTTATTCCTTTGGCCGCTACATCAGGTGCCTTGAATTTCGCTTACAAGCTGGAAAGCGAGCGTATCTACAACGTTGAGTTCAATGGCTACCCAAATGCCGCAACAGGACAGTTATTCACAGTGGGCGCATAAAATAGTTCACTACTGAGTAAAGTTGTAGTAGAATAGCCTCGCCTAGTGCGAGGCTTTTTCTTTTATAGATAACAGGAGCAGAAATGACGAAATTATTGAATCTCAATCAATTGAGTGCCAAGGAGACGCGACAAGTTCAGATCGGTGAGTCCAACTACACGATCAAGGAAATGTCGGTAGAAGACTTTATCGAAACAACCCGTGTAGCGGAATCGCTCGAAAACGAGATGAGCTATGCGAAGCAGTTACAGGCAACGGTACAGCTTATCAAGCGTGCCATTCCCAAGATTGAAGAGAGCGTTCTGTTGAACTTGTCTCTCGATCAGTTGAAAGCGCTGACAGGATTCATTCGCGGGGAAGATCCCGCAACATTGATGGGTGATAAACCCGAAGAGCAGAAGGTAGACGAGCAGGGAAACGCTTAGAGGGCTTGCCGGACAGGGAGATCGACTTTGGTTTCCTGTTCAGCCAGCTCTGCCACTTCTACTCGATGTCGTTCCAGGAAGTCTTGAACATGCCCGTCAAGACATTCTGGCTGATGAGCGCCAATATACGCCGTATTAGAGCGGAGTCGGATTTACGTAGTTTAATGATTGCGGGAATCTCACAAAGTTCTGAAGGCATGAAAGATTATCAAGAGAAACTTATACTCGAAATGGGAGTAATTGTTAAAGCCCCAATCGGCGCCGATATTGAGCGAGACGAGGCTGGGTTCGCAGATTTGAAAGCTATGGCGCAAGCCATGTAAAGGACAAGGTTATGGTAGGCGGCGAAATCAAAGTTGTAATGACGCTTGATGATGGCGACTTTTCAGTAAAGACCATCAAAAACGGCAACATCATCAACGAGATGAAGCGTTCGCTCGACCAGACCGCGACCTCTACAAAGAACCTAGAAAACCACTTCACAGGACTAGGCAAGACATTCCAAAGCACAGTGTTCACGCTGTCGCTTGTTCGCTTCGCCCTCACTGACATTCACGACATCTTCTTAGCATTGCCTTCAGCCATTCTGAAGAGCGCGGGTGAGATGGAGCGTATGACAAAGCTCATGGAAGGCATGAGTAAAGCGACCGACGATTACTCACGGAAAGCGGAAGCTGCATCTAGCGTCAAGTACATATTCAACCTGGCGCAGAACGCTCCATTCGAAGTTAAAGCCTTAACTGACGCCTTCGTGAAGATGAAGTCTGGCGGCATTGATCCATTAGCGATTGGTATGCAAGCCTTGACCGACTCTGTAGCTAAATTTGGTGGGACAAGCGACACCTTGCACCGAGCCTCTATTGCGATTCAGCAGATGGCGGGCAAGGGCGTGATCTCGATGGAAGAGTTACGTCAGCAGTTAGGTGAGGCAGTTCCAAACGCTATCAACCTGATGGCAGAGGGAGCTGGCATGTCTACTGCCAAGTTCGCCAAACTGGTAAGCACAGGTGTGGTAGAGGCCACAGGCGCCTTGAATAACATGTTTGCCGCAATGATCGTAGAAAACTATGGTGCCGCATCATCAATGATGGACACCTGGACTGGCATGCTGGCTCTATTGAAGACAAAGTTCGAGCTGTTCAAGATCAACATCGCGGGAGATGAAAAGACAGACTTCTTTGCAGAAGCAAAAGCCAGCCTAAAAGAATTGATCGAAGCGTTTGACGGCATGACATCGAAGTCTCTAGCATACGACATGGGGCAGGCGCTCGCAAGCATTGTTAGAGCCTTGAGAGAGGTAATCAACTTCACGAGAGAGTGGTGGGACAGTATCAAGCTGGCGGGTGAAGCATTCCTTGTTTACTTTGCGGTAGACAAGATCATGGTATTCACGGAGGCGTTCCGTAAATTCACAATGGATCGCATCGCTCTGTACAAGAAGGAAATTGCCGATCAAGAGTCTGCGAAAACCGACAAGCTACGACTCATCATGGCGGAGATCGCGGCCGAGGAAGGGGCTTTTGTAAGAAACCAAGCCATCATCGCTAAAGAAGCTGATGCACAAGCCGCCGCTGCCGCAAAAGAGGCAGCCGCTTCCGCTACCAAGCTAGAAAAGCAACGGGCCGCCTTGGCCAAAGAGCTGGCAGATCGTGTAGCGCACTACCAAGAGTTAAACACTATTCAGCAACAATTCCTGGCACAGCAAATGGCTGCCGAGTTGCAAGCTGAAGCACAGTTACGCCGTAAGAAAGCTGGCTCCGCAGCCGCAGCCGCAGCCGCAAATGCAGAAGCAATGCGGATTGCAAATAACTCTGCCATATTAGCCACAACAGTAAACTCTACGAAGGCTGAAATTGAGGCACTAAAAGCAAAAGAAACTGCATTATTGGCCGCAATCGCCGCGACTCGCAATCACACGGTTGCAAACACGGCTGACGCCGCCGTAAGCGCTCTAACGGCAGAACACTTTAAGAAGACGACAATCTTACTAGACCAAAAAGCAGCCGCTTCCACCGCCGCCGCATTGTCAGTCGGCATGCTCACTCGCGCGATGACGGCTGCCAATCTGGTATTTCAAGCGTTTGGTGGCTGGGTTGGAGTAGCTATTGCCGCATTGACATATCTCGGACAGAAACTCTACGACTTCTTAAAGAGCTGGGAAAAAGCCGAAGAGGTATCGAAGAAGATCAGAAAGGGAATTGCAGCCTCAACGGATGAAGAAACGCTAAAGCCGAAGGTAGCGGCGTTGGATACAAGAATAGCTAGAGATGAGAAGTTCTTTGCCAAGACCGCACGACCACAGGATGTACCAGAGGGTACTGACCCAGCTACGAAACGAATATTTCAACAGGCTCAAAAAGAATACGACGACCGCAAGAAGCAGTATGAGGCGGATATTGCTCTACGCAAAAAATACGTTGACGACATTTCAGAGTCAAAGCGCCTTCTGCAAAAAGAAGACGACGACTCAGACGCTAGAGCATATAGAGCCAGAACAGTAGATGCCATCAAAGCAAGCGTGCAAGAGCAAAATGCTCAGCTAGATGCGCTACGCAAGCAAAAGCAAGACATAGAAGATGAGTTGAAAGGGCGTGGAGCTACCGGCGATCAGGTAGAGAAAGCGACAAAAGACCTTAAAGACAAAATATCAGCAAAGACTAAAGAATCTATCCTGATTCAATCAAATATGCTCAAGGCAGAGCAGGACAGATTAAATGCATTGCTGAAGACAGCGGCAGACGGTGAGAAAGGCAAAATCTCAGCGATGCTGGAGGAGATAACCAATGAACGCACTGGTTTAGCTAGTCAGTGGAATAACTACAAAGAGGCCGCTAAAGACTTTGGCACCTTAAAGGTAGCGAAGAAAGATAAGAACGAGACCGCAGAAGACCCGCTGATTCGCGCAATTCAGGATATTGCGGGACAAGTTCAGTCAGCCAAGCTGAAGCTCCAGTCCACCATTCAGGAAGTTCGCGGCTTTGACCAGATGAAGAACGAGGCGTTCGCAAGTGTCTTGGGTGACATGGCCAGCGGAAGGTTCGACTCGAGCGCTGGTAAAGACGGCGATGGCACAGTACGCCGCAACTACATGGGTGGCTTGCAAGAGCGTAAGAAGTACGTAGAGGAGTTTGCGGCTTACTTGAAGTCAGGCGGGACAGATATTGACACTTTCGCAAGGTCGCTTAAAGGCTTGTCCGACACTGAGCGTGAGCGTTTGGTTATGTTGGCTTCTCAGAAAGCCTTCATTGCTGACCTGACTCAAAACCAGAAGGCGCTGACAGACGCACAGCAACGCGCCGTTCAGTCCCAGACTGATCTGACAGTTGCACAAGACAGGTTCAACAACCAAGGCTTGAGCACTACCGATACCGCCTTCCGAAACATGATTAAGCATTTCGATGCTTTAGGCGCTCGTCTCAAGTCAGCAAGTGCCGACTTTGAAGAGTTCAGGAAGAAACGCGCTGAAGCGCTTGGTAACGTCGCTATCGCCTCATCGCTGAACTTCGCTTCAGACGAGATGGAGAAGATGCGTACAGCTCAGGCTGAGTACATCAAGGCCACAGCGACAGTCAGTCAATACAAAGAATACGCTCACCGCGAGGAGTTACGTCGTATCAACCTCGAGGCCGACACTCAACTCGACCGGTTGGAAGAGTTAGCGGCAAAAGAACAAGAAGGAACAAAGGAAAAGATACGTTTAGAGAATGCAATTCTGAGTGTTCAAGCTACTCGTAGCGACGCTCAGGATCGCGCACAAGTTCAGTACACCATTGCCACAATGACCGAGCTACAGAAGCTCAAGCGAGTTTGGCAAGACACCACAGAGCAGATGAATCGTGTTACAGCTCAATGGGGTCAGAACATCATCGACAATATTGCTCAGGCCACTACGGGCGGAACAGCCGACTTCAAGCAGATGGCTCGTAATATGGCGATGGATATGTACAAGATTTCATTGCAGAAAACCCTTGCAGTTCCAATCACAGGCGCTCTTGACGGTATCAGCTCGATGATGGGCGGATTAATGGGTGGCGGTGGTGCCACAACTGGCGAAAAAGGAACTTTGACCAACCCGATGATTACGAAGGATGTTGGGGCGGCTGGTGAGGACATCAAGACTAAGAGCAAAGAAATGTTCGAAGAGGTTAAAGAAAAGCTCTCAACCGTTTGGGACGATCTGAAATCTGGGCTTCAAGGAATGTGGGACTCATTGGGCGAGTTCGGCACGAGCATGTTAGAGGGCTTAGGCGAAGGTCTCAGCGGAATGCTGGACAGTGTAATGGGTATGTTTAGTGGTGGCGGTGGTGGCGGTGGTGATTACACCTCATTGATCGCTTCATTCTTCGCTGACGGCGGAATAATGACAGGCAGTGGCTCATTGGATCTCGTGAAGTACGCAGGCGGTGGTGTAGCTACTCGTCCGCAACTTGCTATGTTCGGTGAAGGCTCGATGCCAGAAGCGTATGTACCGTTGCCTGATGGTCGCTCAATCCCCGTATCGTTTACTGGCAATACAAACACTACGAACTCTGGCGGTAACGTTGTTTCAATCAGCATCAACATTGCACAAGACGGCTCGTCTTCTTCGAAAGATGCGGGAAGCGGCGAAGCAGAATGGTACGACTTGGCTAACCGAGTTAAGGGTGTGGTTATGGAGCAGTTGGTTACTCAGCAACGCCCTGGCGGTGTGCTGTATAAATAAGTCATCAATGAGGAACTATGACACGCGAAACCTTTAACTACAGACCCGAATGGGATTCAACTCTTTCCGAAGAGCCAAACGTCACATCGACCAAGTTCGGTGATGGCTACGAGGCACGCACGCCTCGAGGAATCAACAACCGCGCTGAGGTATGGAGCTTGACGTTCTCAGCGACGAGTAATGCTGTTCCTGAAATCTTAACCTTTCTCCGTGATAGAGGCGGCGTCACCGCGTTCTATTGGGCTAACCCGTTCGGCATCACGAATCTCTATATTTGCCGTAAGTGGAAAATGAGTAGAAAAGCTGGTATGCAAGTACTAACAATGGATTTTGAACAGGTATTCGAAGTCTAATGACGATCAAAGCCGAAATACAACTTCTTGAACAGTCAGCTCTGATAGAGCTGTTCATCCTAGACAGCACCAATCTGCCAGGCGGCGGCATCACGCGCTTTCACGCAGGCACGAACAAGCTGTTACAGCCCGTTGTTTGGCAAGGTCAGACATACGAGCCTTTGCCCATCGAGGCAAGCGGCTTCGATATGACAACGCAAGGGGCGACACCGAGGCCAAAGGTGAAGATCGTCAACATCAACGGTCTTTTATCAGCTCAGGTTAAGCAGTTTGATGACTTCGTAGGGTGCAAACTGACCCGCAAGCGCACGTTTGCAAAGTATCTCGACGCGGTCAACTTTCCTAGCTCCACCAATCCCACCGCAGATCCCAACCAATTCATTGCTGACGACATTTGGTACGTGGAGCGGAAGGTCTCGGAGAATCGACACATCATCGAGTTCGAGCTTTCATCGGCATTCGACCTGATGGGTGTTTTGTTGCCAAATCGGCAGATCATTCAGAACTCTTGTCCTTGGAAGTACAGGGGAGCCGAATGTGGATATGCAGGCGGGTATTACAACGTCAACAACGCCACGACATCGGTACAGGCTGACGATATATGTGCAAAGACCCTTACAGCATGCAAGGTTCGGTTCGGCACAAGTGCTGTTCGCTTTGGCGGATTCCCAGGAGCAGTAAGGAATGCACGATAGCGTCCTGACGGCGCAGATGCGGGAGCTGGCTACCAAGAGCTACCCGAACGAAGCGTGCGGGCTGATCGTCTCTACAGGCCGCTTTGCGAGTCTGTCTGAGTGCAAGAACATCTCTCCAGAGCCAAGAACCCAATTCATCATCGACCCCAAAGACTACGCCGCCGCAGAAGACGCGGGCGATGTGATCGGGGTGTGGCATTCTCATGTGGACGAGCCTGGAACCCCTTCAGAGGCAGATAAGGCCAGTTGCGAGGCTACCGAGCTGCCTTGGTTCATCACCGAGATCAGGAAGACCGACGCAGGCTTCACAACCGAACAGCCAGTCCTGCTGGAGCCAAGCGGATACCAGGCCGAGTACCTTGGCAGACCCTACGTTTTCGGCAGTTTTGACTGTTGGTCGCTCTGCGTGGACTACTACCACAGAGAGTACAACATCAAACTCCCGCTCCTGATGCATCAAAGAATCGATACTTGGTGGGACAAGGGGTTGGACTTCTTCGATGAAGCAATAAATTCAGAATTGGGCAGTCAGTTCGTAAAAATACAGAATAACGACTATCTGCCAGGGGACTTGATTCTGTTCTCAATCAATGCAAACGTCACTAATCACATTGCTATTTATCTCGGGGATGATATAATTTTGCATCATGTCCTCAATAGACTGTCTCGCAGGGACACTTATGGGGTTTTTTGGGGAAAGTTCAAGACGCACCATTTCAGACACAGGTCAAAATGCTAACAACGATTCAACTCGATGGCGTCATGGGGCGCAAGTTTGGCAAAAGCTGGGAGCTGGACATCAATTCCCCAGCGGAAGCCCTGCGTCTAATCGAGGCGAATCAGCCAGGCTTGAAGTCCTGGATCATCCAAAACATCGACACCTATAAAGCGTATCAAGTCACTTGCGTGTACGAGAACGGAACCGAGGGCGTTCTGTCAGAAGAAGAGTACGGAATGCATCGACAGGTGAAATCCATTCGCTTTACCCCAATCGTATCAGGCTCAGGTGGTGGAGGTGGAGGTGGCGTTATGCAGGTCGTCATAGGCGCGGCGTTGATCGTGGCCGCGTTTGTCGCACCATTCACACCATTTGCCGCCGCGTCTCCATACTTGTACGCGATGGGCGCGACCATGATCTTGGGCGGTATTGTCCAAATGCTCAGTCCAAGACCTAGTAAGGCGAACACACAGTCATCCTCAGATGGTAGTGTGAACTCCAACTACTTTGACGGCCCCGTTAACACCGAGATGCAAGGCAATCCTGTGCCATTGATCTACGGACGAGTGCTCACAGGATCACACCCGATTTCAGCATCCATAACTATTGACGAGGCGACCGCTTAATGTCTACTGAAGAACGCGACTCGTTACGCTCGAAAGCCGTACTAAACATTGTCGACTTGATCGGTGAAGGTCAGATCGGCGGTTTAGTCAACGGCAATCAATCGGTTTTCTTGAACGATACACCGCTCCAGAACCCAGACGGAACATTCAACTTTCAAGGTATCAAGACGGACTTTCGAAATGGAACAAACACCCAATCCCCGCTGTCTATTGGCAACACATACGTAGAAGCGCCCTTTAGCGCAGGGGTCAAGGTCACAAAGGGTACGCCATACACACTCACGGTAAACAGCCCAGAGGCGGACTCTATCCGCATGATTGTGAACATTCCTTCACTAATGTACACCAACTCCACAAATGGAGACATGAGCGGAACAACTGTTCAGTACAAGTTTGCAATCTCGGTCAATGGCGGAGCGTTCAACGATGTCACATCGGGAAACGAATGGGTAGCAAGCTCAAACTGGACAACCGAATCAGGAATGCTGGTAGCAGTTCGAAACAATGGCGGTTTGGGAATCAAAGCAACAGCCAAGGGCAATTCCATCGACGGCGGAGCAGGCTCGATGATTGTTCAGCCTCAAGACTTCAGCGGAGGAGCATGGCGTAACGTCGGCCCACAAAAGCGTATCTCTGTTGACATCGTGACTGACTGGGACTACTACCACTCCTTCCCTCAGAGAGTGGTAGCTGACGAGGTAAGCATCGTGTCTTACGAGACAAAGGTTCGCTTCTTGGTGATTTCAAAGAGCAATACTTCTGGCACTGGCGATATTGGCATGGTGCCATTGAGCCAAGAGTCCTACATGGGCACAAGCGTGATTACCGTAAGTGGCAAGAGTCGCTCGAAATATCAACGCAACCACATATTGAAACTGCCTCGTCCAGCAAACTCTATTAGAGTTCGCATGACTAGACTCACCGACGATACAACGTCTGCCTATTTGAGCAACGACACCTATCTGGATTCATATTCGGAAATCGTTTCGCTCAACATGGCGTATCCGAACTCGGCAGTTGCGGCGCTTACTGTAGATTCTGAGCAATTCGCACAGGTTCCTAACAGAGCGTTCTTGGTTGATGGGCTGTACATCAACGTTCCAACTAACTACAACCCTGTAAGCAGAACGTATAGCGGTGTTTGGAATGGCACATTCAAGCTGGCTGTAAGTAACAATCCAGCGTGGATTCTCTATGACTTGCTAACGAACAATCGGTACGGGATCGGCAACTACGTAACTGCGGCACAAGTCGATAAGGCAATGCTTTACTCGATCGGTAAGTACTGCGATGAAATAGTACCAGACGGCTTTGGCGGCACAGAACCACGCTTTACTCTAAATACTGTCATCTCTAGTGCTGGCGAGGCGTATAAAGTCATTACTGACATCACTTCAGCTTTCCGAGGAATGGCGTTCTGGGACGGTGGCATGGTTAACTTCACCCAGGACTCACCTAACGACCCAGTTCAGATATTCAGCGCAAGTAACGTGGTAGATGGCGAATTCACATATACTGGAAGCGCAAGAAAAGATCGCCACAGCGTTGTAAACGTAACTTGGAATGATCCAAGCGATTACTATCGCCAAAAAGTAGAGTACGTTGAAGATCGAGCATTGATCGAGAAGTACGGTATCCGCAAGATGGATACCTTAGCTTTCGGTTGCACCTCACGAGGTCAGGCCGCTCGAGTAGGTAAATGGATTCTGTACACCGAGCGCTATGAATCGGACATGATTCAGTTCAAGGTCGGCGCCGACGCTCTCTTCGTAGTGCCAGGTAACATCATCAAGATTCACGACTCTAGTAGAGCCGGCAAGCGACTGGCTGGCCGTGTTGTAGAGAAGACCAGCGTCTATGGAGTAACCCTCGACAGCAACGTAACGCTAGGAACAGGCACGCATACGATCTCCATCATGTGTGCAGACGGCACGTTCGTCGATAGAACACTTGTGGAAACGAACGGAACGTTCGACCGCGTGAGCTGGGCTACAGCGTTAAATTCAGACTTGGTGGACAACGCCATGTGGATCATTACGGAGCCAAACTTGGTTCCGATGTACGCCCGTGTAGTTGGCGTAACTCAAGGCGCGACACCCACAGAGCTACAGATTTCAGCAATCGAACACAATCCATCAAAGTTCGACGCAATCGAAGATGGGTTAACTCTAGTAGATCGCCAAACATCCATCATCGACGCCTCTTTTGTTGAAGTGCCGACGCAGGTTGACATCACAGAATCCATCTATCTCGTTGCGCCTGGCACTATCGGCAACAGAATCAGTATCACTTGGTATGGCAATTGCACTCAGTATGAACTGAGCTATCGAGGCGTATCAAGCACTAACAACACAAACTGGATTAGGGCTCGAGTGACCGATTCTCTATCGTATGAGATTCCTAACGCAAACTTAGGGCTGTACGAGATTCAGTTAACAGGGATAAACCCACTCGGAAAGCGCTCTGCAACTATCTACAAGACGTATACCGCCGTCGGCAAGGTTAACCCGCCTAGCAATATCGCAGATGCAACAGCTTCAACGAATGATTCAGGAGTCCTCGTCATTTGGTCAAAGATCAATGACATTGATCTGAAGAACTATGAAGTCAGGATGGCATCCTCGATTGGCGGTTCATGGAATAGCGCAACGCTGATTGCCGAGACAACCAATACATACCTTCAGCTGGATATGTCCGCCGCTGGTGCAAAGCAATTCTTAATTAAGGCACTAGACACAACCGGCCATTACAGCGCAGTTGCCAAGACAGCCGACGTAACAGTATTGGGGCCTACAGCGGTTACTGTCTCCTCCGAGTTCGAGAAGAGCAATGTCAAGCTAGTATGGCCTACTGCTAAAGGCTCCTTCCTCATTCGTAACTATGAAGTGCGTGTCGGGGCTACATTTGCCACAGCCGCCAGCATTGCATTCACCAGTGCTCAGACATTCACAACGCCTGCAAACTGGCTAGGCTCGCAAACTTTCTGGGTGCGAGCTACCGATACTTTCGGAAATATTGGCACTGCAAGCTCGATTACGGTAAGCATTTCTGAACCACAAGCGCCTCTCCTGAATGCGACTGTCGCGGGCGATCAATACCTGCTTTCTTGGAACACGCCGATCTCAACATTGCCTATCGAAGGTTATGAGATTCGCACAGGAAGTAGCTTTGCGGCTGGAACACGAGTGGCTGTAGTTTCTGGAAGCACTTTCAGTGGAAAAGTGGATTGGTCTGGAAACAAGACATTCTGGATCGCGGCACTAGACACGGGTGATAACGTCGGTACGTCAGCCTCAGCAACCATTGGTATTTCGGCACCATCGTCATCCACACTTTCCAGTGTAGTTTCAGGAACAAACCTTATCCTTTCATGGTCAGCGGCTACGCCTGGAACTTTGGCCGTTCAAGATTATGACATTCGCTATGGTTCAGGATCGTTTAGCTCGGCAACACCTATCAGTCTGGTGAAAGGCAACACACTCACAATACCTATCGACTGGGTTGGCGCAAGAACATTCCAGGAGGTAGCCAGAGACGTTGCGGGCAATGTAAGCGTGGTATCAACGCATACCGTCAATATTCAAGTGCCGTCCGCACCCGATGGTGGCTCTTCATTCTTAGCAGATCAATTTGCCTTAACCTGGGTCGCGCCCTCGGCAACGCTTCCAATCACTGAGTACGAAGTTCGATACGGTACTACCTGGGCTGGATCGGCGTCGACAGCCGTTCGAATCAAGGGCACAGAGTTTAGAACGACAGCCCAGTGGGGCGGAACACGCCGCTGGTGGGTAGCCGCAATTGATGCGAATGGCAACGTGGGAGATCAGGACGCTACCGATGTACTGATTACACCTCCATCAGCTCCATCAGTGACCCAACAAGTCGTCGATAACAACGTTCTGCTCTATTGGTCAGATGCGCCAGGAACTTTACCTATTTTGACGTATGAGCTACGCAAAGGCGCAACTTGGGAAACCGCCATCACGATTGGTAAGAAGTCAGGTGGATTTACAACTGTTTTTGAAACCGTCGCTGGGAACTATACGTATTGGGTCGCTGGTATCGATACGGCGAACAACTATGGAACCCCGGCGGCATTAACGGCGCGAGTAGACCAACCACCAGATTATTTGCTGAAGGATGATTACGACAGCACATTTAGTGGAACGCAGTCCAATATGTTCTTGGATGTAGATGGCGGCTTCATCATGCCTGTCAATACGACCGAGACGTTTGCAGAGCACTTCTCGACTAGGTCATGGACATCTCCAGACAGTCAGGTTGCGGCGGGTTATCCTGTATTCATTCAGCCAGCAAACAGCCCTGGATACTACGAGGAAATCATCGACTATGAAGCGCCGTTGGCCTCGACAAAAGTTACCGTTACGCCGACTGGGGCGATCATTTCTGGAACACCCACAGTCAGAACGGACATCAGTGTTCGAACTCTATCGTCAGACCCTTGGACAGACTACCTAGATGTATCCTCGATCTACGTGAGCGGCTTTAGATACGTGAAGGTCAGGCTAACAGTAACGGGATCAGACACAACTCTTTATAAGCTCAGTCGATTGAATATTCGCCTCGACTCTAAGGTCAAATCAGATACTGGGCGAGGCATTGCGGGGGCTACAGATGCCGTTTCTGGAACAAACGCAATTGTTAATGGCGTCTCAGGCACAGGGAACAACCCTCTCAACAGCAATGGAAACCGAGTGCCTGATGGCGCAGGTACGTTAGTGCTACTCAATACTCCTCTTGTGGATATTAGCTCTCTGGAGGTGTCGGTAGGGGCGGGCTCAACAGCCAAGTATGCAATTTATGACTATGTAGACACACCGTACCCGTCTGGATTCAAGGTTTTACTATACGACGCAACAGGTACTCGAGTGGGTGGAAACTTCTCTTGGGGTGTTAGAGGCTACTAAAACAAGCACTTGCAGTAAGTCACAACTGACGTATAATACGAAACATTAGAGAATAGGCACTAAATGGCAAATTGGTCACTACCTACCACCGGCTCCACCTACGTCAACTACACGACGGAGTTGGACGCCCGTCTGAAAGACCTGGCGTATGGGCTTGACCCAGCCACTAGCACGCCTACAAACGTACCTACCAATGCGATCCGTTGGAACTCTGCATCGTTCCGCTGGGAGAAGTTCAACGGAACGGCCTGGAATGCACTAGCGGCCAGCTACGCAATCACGATCACGGGTAGCGCGGCAACCCTCACAACCGCAAGAGCGATTGCTCTTTCTGGCGACGCATCAGGGACAGCAAACTTTAACGGTTCGGCTGGAATCACGATCTCTACAACACTAGCGAACACCGCCGTAACAGCGGCCAGTTACGGCAGTGCTACACAGACCCCGACATTCACAGTTGATTCCAAAGGAAGACTGACTGCGGCTTCCGCCGTAACGGTCACACCAGCCTGGTCAAGCATCACCAGCAAGCCGACGACGGTCTCCGGGTTCGGCATCACCGATGCGGTATCGAACGCTGGTGGAACACCCTCGATCACCTCTGGGCTATTTAGCGCACGACCAGCGGCAGGAACAGCAGGGCGCTTGTTCATCGCTACCGATACGGCTGAAACATACCGAGACACAGGCTCCGCGTGGGTTCTATTGTTACCAGCGTTTATTGGTGATGTTACAAAAGCAGTTAATGGAACAGTACTGACACTGAGCGCTACTGGAGTTACCGCAGCCGCATACGGTGGGAATAACTCCATTCCGTCAATCACTGTAGACGCGAAAGGTCGCGTAACAGCGGCATCGACCGTTACGCCAAGCGGAACATGGGCAATCTCAATTATCGGCGATGTCACTGGCGATGTCACTGGTAATTTAACCGGCAATGTCACTGGTAATTTAACCGGCAATGTCACTGGTAATTTAACCGGCAATGTCACTGGTAATTTAACCGGCAATGTCACTGGAAATGTCACTGGAAACGCAAGTACAGCTACTTCTTTAGTAACTTCTAACTTTACTGTTGTTGAAGCAGGTGGGGTTCTTCAGTTTAAATACGGATCAACTGTAGTAATGTCAATGTCTTCTACTGGTAATTTAACTGCGGCATCAAACATAACTGCTTACGGTACACCATAATGAAAAACGGTAAAGAATATTTTTAAGAAAGATAAAAACTAAATGTCATTACAAGGTTCCGGTGCGATTAGCCTTGCCAACTTGGCGGCTGAGTTCGGTGATAGTCCTCCATATTCCATGAGTGAATACTATCGTGGTGGAGCTTTAGTACCTGCATCTATTCCATATACGGCTACTGCAACTGAGGGACCGTATTACACTCAAGGCGCAACTTCCTGGCTCACTTGGTATAACGGCGGCGAAACAGGCAATAGCGCCCAGTGGGGAGGCGGCAGTGTAGCTGATAATATTCCAGCAGGGACTTACTCGATATCTATCGGGGGATATCTATATTATAGGTCTTATTATGTTGCCCACGATGATAAATTGAGTCTCGATGAATATGCAATCGCTCGAAATTCTTACTACACGGCCTATGAAACAGTCAATACGGGAATACCTGGCAGCGGACAAATTAGTCTTAATCAATTTTACGGAGGAAGAAAAACATGAGTGATATTACAATTAAATTAACATCTTTGAAGTTGATAAACAACGATCAACACACCAATGCGATAGCAGAAGCCTATGTGGAGGTGGAAATATCAGACGAATCAAAAACGACCAAACATATGGTAATTGGTAAATTTGACACATCTAATATTCCTAATTTTACAGACTTTTCCAATATAACCAATGAACAAATTATCGAATGGGCTTTCTCTCAGTTTAATGGACAAGATAAGTTATTGGAAGGTTTACAAAAAGTTCATGATAATGCTCCTTCCGATCAGACAACTATCACATCTGCTCCAGGAATTAATGGTTTCAAATTTGGAAAGATTTCTGTATGAGTTTAATGAATATATCCAGCCAAGAAATTTATGGTGACGTGATAGCGCTTACTTTAATAACTCCACCACATACGATTGTTCCTATTGTTGTGGAATCTCAAGTGACTAGTACAAATTTGGATCATTACGGCATTATTCTGCGAGGATCTGCAAAATTGTATGATCCGAATGATGCATTAGTTGCTTCTTGGATCGAAGGAACTACAGATGATACTTTTCCAATGACATATGAACGGGGTGTGTATACATTTAAGGTCGGTGCTGAAGAAACTGAACATGTTTGTTTTTCTAAAATGAGATCATTGATAATCCGTGAAGAATTAAAAATGATTGCAGGAGAATCAGTTACTTTGGAAAACAAAAAATGTATTTTAGTTGCCAAAGGTGAAGCACTACTCAATGGTGTTGCAATTACAGGACCATATATTGTTGGTGTACATTCACCAACTGTTCAAGTTGTAGCTACTACAGATTGTTTTGTAATAGGAATTAAATAGTATATAATGATGTTTATATAATGAAAGTGTGAATGTTTAATTTTTGTCCTCCCAAAGTCCTTACTGACCTAAAATCTCAAACCTTTCCTGATGGTAAAAGATATTATACTTTACCTGATGGTACAAAGTTACCTTCCGTTACTACCGTTCTTGGTGCTCAAAAGACAAGATACGATCCATAGGTGAGTGGAGATCCATTCTCTATTAACCGAGTAATGGAGAGATCATGGCTGTCTTTGCAAAAAATCCATTAAGCGCTGCTTGAGTAGAACCATAAGTCTCTTGCATAATACCCAAATACCCTATAAAATCAGCACATTAGGAGATACACATGTCTGCCCTGTTTAAAAACAATGCCACTGCATTACTTGCAGATATTCTTGAAAAACATCTTGGTATGGTGGAGAAGCTTCGCTATACTGCGGTTGAGAAGTCCGACACACCTATTCAGAATCTAATTGATACGGCTGTGGAAACTTATTTATCTACGCTTTACAAATTACGTAACCTAAGCTGAGAACTTGATTATGGCCGATAAACCACAACTCCCATTAACAGACGAACAGCTCGGGGTTTAATATGGATTGGAAAGACATAGTAAGAACAGTAGCCCCGACAGTTGCGACAGCGCTAGGCTCACCACTGGCCGGCACAGCCGTCAGAGTTCTCTCTGAAGTATTCTTAGGTAAAGACGATGGTACTGAGGCCCAGATCGCAGAAGCGGTCAAGAACGCCACTCCAGAACAGCTTCTAGCCCTCAAGAAGGCCGATCAGGACTACGCGGTACAGATCAAGCAACTGGACATCAAACTCGAGGAAGCCTATATCAGTGACGTGCAGGACGCTCGCCACGCTCACTCGAGCGACGCAAGAGTGTTTTGGCTAGGTATCGCAATTCTTATTACATTCTCACTCATCATGGGTGCAGTCATGTGGACGGCTCACTCTATGCTCCTGGGCGGAATGACCATTAAAGACCCATCCATTGTGGCTGTAGTATTCGGCTTGGTAGGAACAGTTCTCGGTTATGTAGCCTCGAACGCGCAACAGGTGGTCGGTTACTTCTTTGGCTCATCCAAGGGTAGCTCAGACAAAACCGAAGCAATGGCAAAAGCGGTGGCCGGTATTGGGCAGGGTAAGTAGGTTTTGATTGCCAAATAGAGCAAAATAGAGTAATATGTCGAACTTCGATAAGGAATAATGATATGGCTACAGCAGGCGAATTCGTAGGTTTAATGTTCTTTGAACGTTCAGTGGCTCACGCCAATCACCTGACTACGAGCATGTTCTCACGTCATGATGCTCTTCAGAAGTTCTATGAAGGCATTGTTGAGCTGGCTGATTCCTTCTCAGAAGCCTATATCGGTCGCTTTGGCGACATCGATGAAATTCAGATGTCTTGGGCAAGCCCTGAAGAAGAAATCATTGACTTCTTGCAAGGCTCATTAGAGTGGATTGAAGCCAATCGCTACATGGTGGCCCCACAGCGCGATACGGCCCTTCAGAACATCATTGACGAGATCGTTAGCTTGCACTTGTCGACCCTGTTCTTGCTTAGACGCTTGATGTAAGCCACAACTGACAAAATCCCCGTAGTTCTCCCTTTGGAGCGATGACAATGAACACATACACTTGGACGTTCTCAGAGCTGGATGTCGACCCGTCATGCCTCGGATTTACGGATGTTGTTCGGCGAGCGGTATGTCAGCTCCACGCAACTGACGGACTAGGTGGTACAGCAGAACAGGTACATAAAGTCCGATTACAAGACCCTACATCAGAGACATTCACGGCATTTGCTGATCTGACGCATGACCAGCTTGCCACATGGGTTGAAGAAGCCTTGGGATCTCTGCAACTGGAAGCTATCAAGCAGTGGTTGGATAAAGTTCTTCTCGAACAGAGTTTTGTTAAAACTGTGCCACCTTGGGTTTAAAATGTTATCATTGCAATAAGTCAGTAATGACTTGACAATATAGGAGTATGTACAATAAAATTGCCGATAAATTTGAGGAACCCATGCCCGCCGCAAAGCTAAATCTCACAGTCGAACAAGAAGCGACGTACAGAAAGCGCCTGATTTGGCGGGATAAGAACCGTCGAGTTATTAACTTAGGCGGTTACACGGGAAAGATGCAAATCCGCGAAACCTATACAAGCAATACTGTACTGTACGAATTATCTACAGTAAACGGCAGAATGAGCTTATCTACTGCTGGGGTGATCGAGCTGAATATTTCTTCGAACGACACAGCAAGTTTGAAAGGCGGTGTCTATGACATCGTTTTAACAGCGCCAGACGGCACAGATATTCGCCTGGCACAAGGGAAGTTAATGGTCTCTCCAGCCGTAACGAAGGATTAATCATGGCCACGTGCGATACAGAAATCATCCTGGAGGAAGTCGTTGTTACGGAAGTTTTATCCGAATCGACGCAGGGGCCACCTGGCCCTAGCACTATTGGAGGTTTCGGCGTAGTTGTCAGCAACATCGGAGACGATGATGTATTGGCGGTTAAGAACGGAACCTGGGTAAATAAACCGCAAACACAACTGACTGATGGTGGAAATTTCTGATGAACAGGAAGCAACGCCTATATTACGAGTTTGGCGCGGAAACAGCAAAGGCGTATGAAACATGGGTTGGAATGCGCAGGCGAATTAGAAGTCCCAGACTAGAAAAAGGTGAGGCAAATTACGCTTCTGTGAAAATTTGCAAAAGTTGGGAAAGGTTTGAAACGTTTTTAAGCGACATGGGTTTGCCAAAGCTAGAGGACTCAATCGATAGAATCGATTCGGCTGGAAATTATGAGCCAAGCAATTGTCGTTGGGCATCCGCATTGACGCAATCGAGAAATCGCAAATGCGTAAAGTTAAGTGAAGAAAAAGTAGCAGAAATCAGAAGTTTAGAAAGAACAGCATCACAAGCAGAAATTGCAGAAAAATTTAATGTTTCACAAGTAATGATTAGTTCGGTACTTAGAAACAAATCGTGGACATAGTTAAAGGAGTTAAAACATGAGCAATACTTTACGAATCAAACGCCGTGCCGCAGGTGGAGCCGCAGGCGCCCCCGCCTCGCTACAGAACGCAGAATTAGCGTACAACGAACAAGACGATACCCTTTACATTGGTAAAGGAACTGGTGGTGCTGGTGGTTCAGCTACGACTGTCATCGCTATTGCGGGTCCTGGAACATACGCTCCTTTAGCCAGCCCAGCTCTAACTGGCACTCCAACAGCGCCAACAGCGTCAGCAGATACCAGTACAACTCAGTTGGCGACAACCGCTTATGTATTAGGTCAGGCTTCCTCAACAACACCTATCGTTAACGGCACAGCCGCTATCGGTTCATCTTTGAAGTATGCCCGTGCAGACCACGTTCACGGCACAGATACAAGTCGCGCCGCTGTAGCGTCGCCTACGTTCACTGGTACACCAGCGGCTCCAACAGCCGCCGCTGATACGGTCACAACACAGCTCGCTACAACTGCCTTCGTAACAGGTCAAGCGTCCGCTACCAACCCGTTAATGAACGGTGCTGTAGCTATTGGAACATCGCTCAAGTACGCTCGAGCCGACCACGTTCACGCAACTGATACCACACGCGCTCCTCTGGCTTCTCCTACCTTTACAGGTACTCCAGCGGCGCCAACAGCAATCACTACTGATAACAGCACAACAATTGCCACCACAGCGTTTGTTAAGGCCCAAGGATACATTACTCAAAACCAGAGCATCACTGTTTCTGGTGACGTATCTGGCTCAGGCACAACTGCGATTAGCACCACATTGGCTTCTGTCGGTACTGCCGGCACATACACCAAAGTCACTACTGACGCAAAAGGTCGCGTAACTGCTGGAACAACTTTATCTGCATCAGACATCCCAACGCTCACAGCGGCCAAGATTTCTGACTTCGACATACAAGTTCGCACAAGCCGTTTAGACCAGATGGCCGCGCCTACAGCGTCGGTCAGCATGAACAGCCAAAACCTCACAGGCTTGGCTGATCCAGTCAACGCTCAAGATGCGGCCACTAAGAACTACGTTGACCTCACAGTTCAAGGTCTCGATCCTAAGCAGTCCGTTAAGGCAGCTACCGTAGCCAACGTCGCCTCTTTGTCAGGAACAATGACAATCGACGGCGTTGCACTGGTGGCTGGCGATCGCGTTCTCGTTAAAGACCAAACAACCACAACCGCCAACGGTATCTACGTTGTAGCGGCTGGTGCATGGTCACGCTCGCTCGACGCGGATAGTTGGGCTGAATTGCCAGGCGCTTACGTATTTGCGGAAGCCGGTACGGTCAACGCCGACATGGGCTTCGTGTGTACCGTTGAAGCAGGCGGCACATTAGGCACAACACCAATCGCTTTCCAACAATTCTCTGGCGCTGGTCAGATTTCCGCTGGAGCTGGTTTAACAAAGACTGGCAACACAATCGATGTAGTTGGAACAGCGGGTCGTATCGTAGCTAACGCTGACAGCATTGACTTGGCATCAGGCATCGTTTCGGCCGGCACATACAAGTCGGTAACGGTCGATACCTATGGTCGTGTAACGGCTGGTTCAAACCCGACCACATTGTCTGGCTATGGCATCACTGATGCACAGCCTCTTGATGCGACATTGACAGCCTTGGCTGGTGTAACAACTGCGGCTGATCGCTTGATCTACGCTACTGGTGCAGACGTATTCGCAGTAGCCACATTCACATCGTTCGCAAGAACATTGTTGGATGACGCAGATGCGGCGACGGCTCGTGCAACATTGGGCTTAGACACAATGGCGACACAAGCGGCAAGTAACGTTGCGGTTACAGGCGGCTCGATCACCAACCTCACAACCTTTGATGGAATCACTATCGACGGCGGAACATTCTAATAACTAAAGCCCTATACATATAGGGCTAAACTGGGTCTATACCTATGGCAAATAAGATCATTCTCAAGAAGTCGTCAGTTGCGGCTAAAACCCCACTGGCGACCGACTTGGTTGTTGGCGAGTTAGCGGTAAATCTCGCAGACCAGAAACTCTACACCAAGGACGCTGGTGGAACGGTCATTGTCGTAGGTTCAAGCGCAGCCGGAGCCGTACAAAGTGTCGCTGGTAAGACGGGCGTCGTAACTCTCGTCAAAGGCGATGTTGGTTTAGGAAACGTCGACAATACATCCGACGCAAGCAAGCCCGTATCAACCGCACAGCAGACCGCACTTAACCTCAAGGCAAACTTAGCCTCACCGACCTTTACAGGCACCCCGGCGGCTCCTACAGCGGCAGCGGATACCAACACCACTCAGGTTGCCACAACAGCCTATGTAATCGGGCAAGGTTATCTCAAAACAACGACTGCGGCTTCGACCTATCAACCCA